TATATAAGAATTTTAATAATAGAAGTCTAATGAATGGCAACACTGAATTAGGAGATGTTGCAAAAGAAGAGATCGGACATAGAGATATAGGTGATTATAGTGAATATATAGATAAATTAGCTGATAAAGAAGGTTTTGTAGTAGTTACTCAGCGTGATTTTGGAAATAAAAAGCCTACTGTAAGTGAATTAGAAGGTATGTTAGAGTATCATGAGGCAGATATATTAGGAGTAGATCAGATTACATTAATGAATGATGAGAAAAGAGGGGAAGGTAAAAGTATAAGATATGAAAATATAGCACAGGATTTATTTTTAATGAGTGAAAAACAGCAGAAACCTGTTATAGCGGTTCACCAAGCTAATAGAGATGCAGTTAAAGAGAAAGATGAAGAGCCTGAGCTACATCATTTAAAGTGGAGCGGTGGAATAGAAGAGAATGCTACGAGAGCTATTGGATTGAGTATGATAGATGGAGTATTAAAATTTGCGATAAAAAAGAATAGATATGGCTTGAATAATAAAGATGTTTTAATGATGTGGGATATTAATTTAGGATTAATGAAACCTTTATTAGATGGAGGTAAAGAAGAGGCAAGCGGGTATGGTTTTTAATCATATCCGATTTTTTTTTATTAATTACTTAAAAAATTATAGGGCGATCTTTTATGTATAAGTGAGAGGTGAAGTGAATGGAAGTAAAATTAATAGAATTAACATCATTAGAGGCATTAAAAAGAGCAGTAGCAAAGCCTTATAGAAGTAAGCCGAGTGAGGGATTAGTAAAAAAAGTATGGAAAAGTAATCATAGAAGTATAGCAAGACATAGTAATGCAAGTTTTGATGTAGAGGGAGTCAGTGTGAGCTTATTAACTCATATTAGTAGACATCCTTTTATTAATTTAACAGTTGAGAGTAGTAGGTACACTTCTATGAGCAATAAAAAGCCTGCTGTACCTCCATTTATTATGGAAGGTAGTGAATTAGGGGAGTATGTCAAAGATTATAATACAATAATGGATATAGTCAGGAAATGGGAGAATAAAGATATCTTAACTGATTATGAGAAAAAGCACACTGCAAAATTATTTCTACCTAAAAATAGTACATTAGATCTGATAGTTAGTGGAAATTATCAGGGATTATATGAATTTTTGCAGTTAAGAAATTGCGTAAGAGCGGAATGGGAGATCAAAGAGTTATCTAAAAAGATAGGGGATATATTAGAAGATAAAATGCCAGTTATATTTAATGATATTGGTTGCAGAGGAGATGAGTGGGGAATTTGTCCTGAAGAAAATAGTTGCGGAAAGTATCCATCTTTTAGTGAAATTTAATATAATTATATTAAATGACAGAAATTTGAAAAATTACTAAAAATTTATTGACTTATTATATAGGTTTATGTATAATATTAATTGCGGGCAAAAAGTGAGGTGGTTGATTGCTTTATATTGATGGAGAGATATTTTTTACAAGTGTAGAAAATATAATTAGAAGGTTAAGATTAGAAGAAAGTGTATTTAAAGATCTAAAAATAAATGATAAAGATGTAATGGTTACATGCCCTTTTCATAAAGGCGGAATGGAAAATAAACCGAGCATGGGGATCAGCCGAGAAGAAGTAGAAAGAAATGGTAAGAAATACCCAGCAGGAACAGTTCATTGTTATAGTTGTGGATATACAGCAAATTTAGTTAATTTAATCGCTGATGTAAAAGATGTTGATAAATTAAAAGCATGGAGATATCTCATAGATAAGTTTAGCGGAGGTAGTAATAGTGAGAGGAATTTGACTATTAATGTCGAAAGGTCAGAAAATGATAAAAATAAAGAAAATTATATTGACATTAGCAAAGTATGGGAGTATAATAAGAACAAATGTTCGTCAAGTATTGATTATCTAAAGCGGAGGAAAATAAATTCTGTAAGAGACGATTTTTTAATTGGATATAATAAAGATCATGCGAGTATCACTATACCTGTTTTAAATAGATCTGGCAAAGTAGTAATGATTAAAGAAAGGAGCATAGAAGGTAAAAGATTTTTTAATACTACTGGAAGTAATAAGGCTGGAGTTATTTTTGGATTATATCAGGTAGAGTTAAATTATAAAGGTGAAAAAATATGGATTTGTGAGAGTGAAATTGATGCTTTAACATTGTGGAGTTGGGGAATAAAGGCGATTGCAATAATGGGAAGTCATATATCAGATTTGCAGGCTAAGGAGTTAGAAAAGAGTCCGATAAGAGGTTTAATTGATGGGATGGATAGAGATAGTGCGGGGCGTAAAGGTTGGCATAAAATGAAAGATAAATTAATTCCTAAAGGTTTTAAAATGTGGAATACTGATTGGAAGAATATTGAGTGGGAAAAAGATGATCTGCTCAAAGATATAAATCAGCTAACCTACCAAGAGTTCCAGCAAATACTAAAATATTAAATCGGGGGAGATTTACATTGAATAATCTAACAGTTGAGCAGAAAGTTGTAAAGTACCAGTTGACAAATGATAAGGAGATAAAGGATGATTTATTTGTTGAGATTGTAGATGATTTGCAGGGAGTAATTAGAGGTGTGGCAAATAAATGGGAAAATAGCTTGCCTATAGATAAGGAAGATATAAAAAGTGAGCTGGTAATTGTCTTATTTGATGTATTGGATGATTTTGATGAGAATAATGGAAGTAAAGTAAGGACATTATGCAATACATATTTTACTAATAGACTTAGAGTAATTTACAATAAATTTAATACTCAAAAAAGAAGTAATGTTCATGGTGATGATTATTCAATGGAAATGGTAAATGAAAGTAATGATATTGAGCTGGGTCAGGAGTTGGCTGAGACACTATCATTTACAGTAGATGATTATAGGGAAGTGGAGTTAAAATGTTTTTTAGAAGAGCTGGATCTGGCATCTAATGAAATGATAGTCTGTAATTTATTAGTTAAGGGCTATACAAATAAAAGTGAGATAGCGAGGCAAATTGATTTAACCCCTGCTGGAGTTCATTATTTAATACATAAAATAAAAGAGAAAATGAGTTTGAGATTATCAATAGCATAGTTAATATTAAGAGAAGAGAGCCGAAAGGCTCTTTTTTTTTTGTTTTATACTTAAAAAATGAGGTTTATATCTTTTATATATAATTGAGCGAGGTGATGAAGTGAATAAGGTAAGAATGATAATAGAGATCATAAAAGGAAATGCAATAGTTATTAAGAGAAAGGGTGATAATGAAGTTGATGTAAATATAGGTAGTAAGTTGAGGAAGGATAAGAGATTTATAGTTAGTTCTTTATTTAGTACATTAAAAACAATTAAGGAGAGTGCATAAGTTATGGGTTTAAGAGATTTAGTTGATAAGTATGCGGAAGGAAAAGGTAATTTTGATAATTGGAGCTGGTTTAGTTTAAAAGACGATGGAGATACAGCATTAGTAAGATTATTAATTAGTGATATTGATGATATTGAGAAATTTACTCATGAAGTTCATACTATTAAGATTGGAAATTGGCATAAGAAAGTTAAATGTTTAGGAAAAAATTGCCCTATGTGTGCGAGCGGGGATAATCCTTCTCTAAGGGTATGGATACCTTTAATCGTTAAAGAAGGTAATACAGAGCGAGGAGATAAGCAGGTATGGGAAAGAGGTTTAACAGATATTAAAAATCTGATCTCTTTATATGATGAGTATGGAGATTTAGGCGCAAGGGATTGGAAAATTAAGCGGAATGGTAAAAAAGGTAGTACAGATACTTTTTATTCATTCTTTCCAAAAGATAAGGAAGAGATGGAGGATTTACCTGATAAACCTGATGTAGTAGGAGAGAAAAGTTTTTTCTGTATGAGTATGAATGAGGAGCAAATGCGGAAAGCAATGAAAGGTGAATATAATCCTTTTAATAATGATGATAATGACAGTGATGGGGATGCAGGAGTATTTTAATTAATGTTAGGTAGAGGCTAAAACCTCTACCTTTACTTTTAATAGGAGGTGCGGTTTTGAGTAGAGATTTAAATTTAGATGTAAATAGATCTCAGAGTAATATGAAAGATTTAAGTAATAGATTAGGACATAAAAAGAATTGTAGAACAGGAAAAACAAGAGTTTATAATAAAATTCAGGCAGGAATAGAAAAAGCCTATGAATTATTAAGAAAAAATGAATTAGAGTCAGTGTGTAATGAAAAATTAGTAACAGATAGGGATGAGCTATTAGATTATTTAGATCTAATTGGTGATGAGTTAGTAATAGATATGGAGACTACTGGTTTATCAGTAATGCAGGATATGGTTGTGGGAGTGTGTTTATATACCCCAAATGAATTAGATAAGAGTATATATGTGCCTCTTAATCATACTGACATTAATAATAATAGATTAAAAGGGCAAATGAATGAGGAAGAAGTTAAGGCTCTATTAAAGCCTATATTAGATGATAATAAGGTAAAGGTAATTAATCATAATATTAAATATGATGGTAAGGTAATTAAATTTAATTGGGGTATTGATATTAAAAATATTTATTGGGATACAATGATTGCATCTCATTTATTAAATGAAAATGAGCCTCATGGATTAAAGCCTTTGTATAAAAAATATATTAATAAAAATGCAAGTCAGAAAGATTATGGAGATTATTTTGGTAATAATTTTCCATTTAATTATATTCCATTAGAAGTTGCTAAAGTTTATGGAGCTAATGATCCTTATAAGACATATAAAT